ATGGCCATGGGCCGCGCCGAGCGCATCGCGCTGATCGGCGAGACGCTGGCCGATGTGCGCGAGGTGATGGTGGAAGGGGCTTCGGGCATCGTGTCGGTCGCGAGATTCGGGCGGCCGCGCTACGAGGCCTCGCGCAGGCGGGTGGTGTGGGAAAACGGCGCGGTGGCGCAGGCGTTTTCCTCCGAGGACCCCGAAAGCCTGCGGGGCCCGCAATTTGCCGCTGCCTGGTGCGACGAGCTGGCCAAGTGGAAGAACGCGGAGGCGACCTTCGACATGCTGCAGTTCGGGCTGAGGCTTTCGCCCGGGCCGGTGCAGCTGATCACCACCACGCCGCGCCCGGTGCCGCTGATCAAGCGGCTGATCGCCGACAAGGCGGTGCGCAAGACGCGGCTGCTCACCGCCGACAATGCCGACAATCTGGCGCCGGGCTTCATCAAGAGGCTCACGCGCCGCTATGGCGGCAGCCGGCTGGGGCGCCAGGAGCTGGACGGCGAACTGATCGAGGACCGCGAGGACGCGCTGTGGTCGCGCGCCATGATCGAGGCAGCTCACGCTGCCCCGCGCGGTGAGCGGCGGCGCACCTTGGTGGCGATCGACCCGCCGGCGACGTCGGGCCGGGCATCGAGCGCCTGCGGCATCGTCGTGGCGGCGTCGCTTGGCGGCGGCAGGGCGGTGGTGCTGGAAGATGCCAGCGTGACGGCGGCAAGCCCGCGCCACTGGGCGTTGAAGGCGGTGGCCGCCTATCACCGCCATGGCGCCGACGCGATCGTGGCGGAGGTGAACCAGGGCGGCGAGATGGTGGCGTCGGTGCTGAAGGCGGTCGATGCCGGGGTGCCGGTGCGCCAGGTGCGGGCCAGCCGCGGCAAGTGGCTGCGCGCCGAGCCGGTGGCCGCCCTCTACGAGCAGGGCCGCGTGGCGCATGCCAGGCGCTTTCCCGCGCTGGAGGACGAGATGTGCGATTTCGGCCCCGAGGGGCTCTCCAACGGACGCTCGCCCGACCGGCTCGATGCGCTGGTCTGGGCGTTGGGCGAATTGCTGCTGAAGGGCGCTAGCGAGCCGCTGGTGCGGGCGCTGTAGCCCCCCATTTGAGGAAACGATCATGGCATTCAACTGGCCCTGGACACCGCGTCCGGGAAGGACGGCGCCTGCCGAGACGAAGCAGGCGGGGTTCGTGGCGCTGCATCTGGCGGAGGCGGCGCGCTGGACGCGTCACGATTACGCGGCACTCGCCCGCGAGGGCTACATGAAGAACCCGGTGGTCCACCGCGCGGTGCGCCTGATCGCCGAGGCGGCAAGTGGGGTGCCGTGGCTCGCCTTCGAGGAAGGGCGCGAACTTTCCGACCATCCGCTGCTGGCGCTGATCGCGCGGCCGAACCGCATGCAGGCCGGCACAAGTTTTCTCGAGGCGCTCTACGGGCATCTGCTGATGGCCGGCAACGCCTATGTCGAGAAGATCGAGGGGCCGGGCGGCACGCGCGAACTGCATCTGCTGCGCCCCGACCGCGTTGCGGTCGCCACCGACACGGCCGGCTGGCCGGTGGCGCTGGAGCACCGGGAGGGATCGGCCAGGCGGCGGGTCGAACTCGGCGAGGCGGCGCTGCACCTGGCGCAGTTTCACCCGCTCGACGACCATTACGGCTTCGCGCCGCTCAGGGCCGCGCTGATGGCGCTCGATATCCACAACCAGGCCTCGCGCTGGAACAAGGCGCTGCTCGACAATTCGGCAAGGCCGTCCGGTGCGCTGGTCTATGCGCCCAAGGAAGGCGGCAACCTTTCGGAAGAACAGTATGAGCGGCTGAAGGGCGAACTCGAGGACGGCTATACGGGCTCGGCACGGGCCGGGCGGCCGCTGCTGCTCGATGGCGGGCTCGACTGGAAGGCGATGGGGCTCACGCCGAAGGACATGGACTTCATCGAGGCCAAGAATGCGGCGAGCCGCGACATCGCGCTGGCCTTCGGCGTGCCGCCGATGATTTTGGGCATCCCCGGCGACAACACCTATTCCAACTACCAGGAGGCCAACCGCGCCTTCTACCGCTTCACCGTGCTGCCGCTGGTGGCGCGCACGGCGGAGGAGTTTTCGGCCTGGCTCGGGCCGGTCTTCGGACGCGGGCTGCAGCTGCGGCTCGACGCCGACCAGATCGAAGGCCTGTCGGCCGAGCGCGAGGCGCTGTGGCGGCGTGTCGGGCAGGCCGATTTCCTTTCCGACGACGAAAAGCGCGAGGCCGTCGGCTACGGCCGGAGGGACGGGCGATGACCGACGCACCCGATGCCTGGATGTGGACGGCCAGGGGCGCGGGCGCACTGGCCGGATCGGGCATATCGCTGGCCTACATGCTGCCCGGCAGCCGCCGCGAGGCAGCACTCCGCTTTGCGGTGGGTGTCGTCTCGGGGCTGGTGTTCGGGGGCACGGCCGGCCTGAAGATCGCCACCGAACTCGGCGTCAAGGAAACGATCGGCCCGCTCGAGACCATGCTGATGGGCTCGGCGGCGGCAAGCCTGCTCGCGTGGTGGGGGCTGGGGCTGCTGATCCGGGCCATAAGGCACAAATCCAGGGACATGCGATGAGACGCGAGACAAAATTCGCCGGGCTCGATTTCGGGCAGGTCGAGGCCGAGGGCGTGTTCGCGGGCTATGCGAGCCTGTTCGGGGCCGTCGACATGGCGCGCGACGTCGTGGAGCGCGGGGCGTTCGCCAAGGCGATCGCCACACGGGGAGCGGCGGGCATCCGCATGCTCTTCCAGCACGACCCGAACCAGCCGATCGGCCACTGGCTGACGATCCGCGAGGACGAGCGCGGGCTGTTCGTGCGCGGCAGGCTGGCACCGGGGGTCGCCAAGGCGCGCGAGGTGCTGGAGCTGATGCGCGAAGGCGCGCTGGACGGACTGTCGATCGGCTTTCGCACGGTCAAGGCCCGCAGCGATGCGGGATCGGGCGTGCGGCGCATCCTGGAGGCCGATCTCTGGGAGATCTCGGTGGTGACCTTCCCCATGCTGGCGGGTGCCAGGGTGGAGACGGTGAAGGCGGCCGACGACCCGGCAGGGCTTGCCCGCCGGATCAGGGCGGCGGCGCAGACGATGAGAGGAAAGGAAAGATTCCCATGGTAAAGCAGGACATCAAGGCACCCGAAGTGAAGGCATTGCCACCGGGTGGCGACATCTCGCAGGCCTTCGGCGAGTTCATGAGCGCGTTTTCGGCGTTCCGCGAGGCCAATGACGAAAGGCTGTCGGGCCTCGAGCGGCGCATGAGCACCGATGTGGTGACGGAGGACAAGGTCAACCGCATCTCCGATGCGCTGGACGCCCAGAAGAAGGCCATCGACGAGCTGGTGCTGAAGCGGGCGCGGCCGGCGCGGGCGGGCGAGGCGCAGGCGGTTTCCGCGCCCGAGCACAAGGAGGCCTTCGAGGCCTATATGCGATCGGGCGACGAGCGCAATCTGCGCGCCTTCGAGGCCAAGGCGATGAGCTACGGTTCGCCACAGGATGGCGGCTATCTGGTGCCCGACGAGGTGGAAACCGGCATCGGCACGCGGCTCGCCAGCCTGTCGCCGATCCGCTCGATCGCCTCTGTGCGGCAGGTTTCCGGGGCGGTGCTGAAGAAGCCGTTCCAGGTGACCGGTCCGGCGGTCGGCTGGGTGGGCGAAACGGCGGCCAGGCCGCAGACCGCCAGTTCGGTGCTCGAAGAGCTGCAGTTTCCGACCATGGAGCTCTATGCCATGCCGGCGGCGACCGCGACCCTGCTCGACGATGTCGCGGTCGACCTCGATCAGTGGATCGTCGGCGAGGTGGAGGCGGCGTTTGCCGAGCAGGAGGGCACCGCCTTCGTGACCGGCGACGGGACGAACAAGCCGACCGGCTTCCTCGACTACGACCAGGTGGCCGAATCCGCCTGGGCCTGGGGCAAGCTCGGCTATGTCGCGACGGGCGTCGCCGGCGCGTTGCCGGAGGAGGGCTCCTCCGACGTGCTGATCGACACGATCTATGCGCTCAAGGCCGGCTACCGCCAGAACGCCAACTGGGTGATGAACAGGCGTACCCAGGCGGCGATCCGCAAGCTGAAGGACGAGGACGGCAACTATCTGTGGCAGCCGCCGGCCGTGCCCGGCAGCCGCGCCATGCTGATGGGCTTTCCGCTGGTCGAGGCCGAGGACATGCCGAATATCGGCACCGACGCCACGCCCATCGCCTTCGGCGATTTCGGCCGTGGCTATCTGGTGGTCGACCGGGCCGGGGTGCGCGTCTTGCGCGATCCCTATTCGGCCAAGCCTTACGTGCTGTTCTACACCACCAAGCGCGTGGGCGGCGGCGTACAGGATTTCGACGCGATCAAGCTGCTGAAGTTCGGGACGGCGTAGGGCAGGGGCGTTTTGAGCCCCACTCCGCCTCGCTGCACGGGCGGGCGCCCCCTCCACCACGCTTCGCGTGGTCCCCCTCCCCCGCTTCGCGGGGGAGGATATGCCGTCGCGGCCGGCCTCCACCAATTCGGTTACTTCGTAAAGAGGTTGCGCTGTCGCGGCCGCCTGCGCCCTAAATCCTCCCCCGTTTACGGGGGAGGGGGACCGCCGAAGGCGGTGGAGGGGGCGCCCCACGTCGAGGTGTGTCAGCTCTGGGGGCGACTTTTCGACAATTCCCATTCGGCTCAGGCCGTGACGGATGGCGGGTACCCCTTGCCGCGTTCGTCGCTTGCGCCGAGACGGCCCCGGTTCCCTCCAGCCGGGGCCGTATCCTTTTTCATGCCAACACGGGAGTGCCGCGATGGCGCTGTTTCGAACGACACCGCCTGGCGCCGAGCCGGTGACGCTGACTGATGCCAAGCAGCATCTGAAGCTCGATCACGACAGCGAGGACGGGCTGATCGAGGGGCTGATCCGCGCGGCGCGCGAGGAGGTCGAGGCATCGACCGGCCTGGCTCTGATCGACCAGAGCTGGCGGCTGACGCTGGACCGGGTCCCGGTCACCAAGGTGGTGCGCATCGCGTGCCATCCGATCAGGGAGATCCTGTCCGTCACGGCCTTCGGCGCCGAGGGCGAAGGCGCGCTGGTCGAGCCGGCGACCTATATGCTCGATCCGCATTCGCGGCCCGCGCGGCTGTGGTTCAGCCAGCGGCCGGAAGCACGGCGCGCCATGAACGGGATCGAGATCGATTTCGTGGCCGGTTTCGGCGAGGCCGGACCCGACGTGCCGGATGTGCTCAGGCGGGCGATCCTGGTGCTGGTGGCACACTGGTTCGAATTCCGGGCGGCCTTCGGACCGGAGAGTCAGCCCGTGTCGTTTCCGAACGGCTATGACCGGATGATCGCGCCCTGGCGGCGGGGCCGGCTGTGATGCGCGCAGAGTTCATCGATCCCGGGGCTTTTCGCACCGAATTATCGCTGGAGCAGGCGACACCGGTGCCCGATGGCGCGGGCGGGCACGCGGAAGACTGGCAGGAGGTCGCGACCGTGTTCGCGCGGCTGGAGCCGGTATCCGTGCAGGACCGGTTCGGCGCCGACCAGCGGCTGGAGCGCATCACGCACCGCGTGACGCTGCGCGCCCGCGCGGGCGTGGCCGCCGGCATGCGGTTTCGCCGCAACGGGCGGGTGTTCCTGATCGCCAGCGTTCACGACCCCGACGAGACCGGGCGCTATCTGGTCTGCCGCACGCGGGAGGACAAGCCATGAGGGCGACCATGGAGCTGACGCTGGACGGGCTGGTGCGCGCGCTACGCGCAAGGGCGCACCGGCTGGCCGACGAGGTCGAGACGCATCTGCCGGATGCGCCGGGCGAAACGACGACCGAGATCAGACGCCTCAGGGATGGCGAGCGGAGGACGGCCCATGTCAGCGGCGATTGAACTGCAAAAGGCCGTCTTCGCGACGCTAGCCAGCAGTGCCGCGCTGAACGGGCTATTGAACGGGGCCAAGATATTCGACCACGCGCCGGCCAATGTGACCTTTCCCTATCTGACCTTCGGGCGGGTGAGCGTGTTCGACTGGAGCACCGACACGAGCGCCGGGGCGGAAATCTTCTTCACGCTGCACGCCTGGTCGAAGGCGCGCGGCAAGAGCGAGGCACTGGCGGTGATCGCGCAGGCGAGGGCGCTGCTGCACGAGGCGGAACTGACGCTTGCCGGGCATCGACTGGTGAATCTGAGGGCCGAAAGCGCGGAGGCGGGGTTCGTCGACGACATTGACGTGCACCATGCGCGGTTGAGTTTCCGCGCCGTGGTGGAGGAGGGTTGAGGGGTGTGACGGCCGGTTCCCGACGCGCCTGTTAAGCCCCCGCCAGCCATTGGCATAAACATCTACAGACAAGGAGACGCTCGATGAGCGCGCAGAGAGGCAAGGATCTGCTGCTGAAGCTTGGCAGCGGCGGGGGCTTCGTCACGGTGGCGGGGCTGCGGACGAAGCGGCTGGCGTTCAATTCCGAGACCGTGGATGCCACGGATTCGGAATCGGCCGGGCGATGGCGGGAACTGCTGGCGGGCGCCGGCGTCAACCGCGCGTCGGTGAGCGGTTCGGGCATCTTCAAGGACCAGGCATCCGACGGCTCGATCCGGCAGATCTTCTTTGCCGGCGAGATCCGCGACTGGCAGCTCGCCATCCCCGATTTCGGGGTGGTGGAAGGGCCGTTCCAGGTCACCGCGCTCGAATATACCGGCAACCACAATGGCGAGGTGAGCTTCGACCTGGCGCTGGAATCGGCCGGCCAGCTCACCTTCGAGGTGGCGTGATGGCGGTGAACCGGAGACGCGGCGAGATCGCCGCCATGCTGGACGGCCGCGAATACCGGCTGTGCCTGACGCTCGGCGCGCTGGCGGAACTGGAGGACGCCTTCGCCGCCGAGGATCTGGGGGCGCTGGTGCAGCGCTTCTCGACCGGCCGGCTGTCGGCGCGCGACATGACTCGCATCCTCGCGGCCGGCCTACGGGCGGGCGGCAATGCGGTGAGCGAGGACGAGGTGGCGGCGATGCGTTGCGAGGACGGGGCGGCGGGTTTTGCCCGCATCGTCTCCGATCTCCTGTCGACGAGTTTCGGCGCGGGCGGCGGGGAGGCCGCCGGCCCAAACCCTTGAACAAGCCGGAGGCGCCGGCCGAGCCTTTCCCATGGGATCGCGTGATCACCATCGGGCTCGGGCTCCTGCGGCTGCAGCCTTCGGCATTCTGGGCCATGACGCCGCGCGAATTCGCGCTTGCCGCCAGGCTCGGCCGGGGTGGCGCGGACACGGTCCCCGATCGGCGCGACCTGGCACGGCTGATGGCGGCGTTTCCGGACTGACGGGAGAACGAGATGGACGAGAACGTGACGGTGCGCATCGAGGCCGATACCGCGCCTTTCGTGGCCGCCCTCGACGAGCTGCAGCAGCTGTCGCAAGGGTTCGGGCGGCAATTGACGGGCGCGCTGCAGGGCGCGGTGGTGAGCGGCCGGTCGTTGGAGGACGTGCTGCGGCGGCTGGCGCTGAACCTCGCCGGCATGGCGCTCAGCCAGGGGCTGCGGCCGCTGCAGGGGCTGTTTTCCTCATTGTTTGGCCAGCTGCTAGGCGGCGTGACACCCTTCGCGAAGGGCGGGGTGGTGGCGAGCCCGACCTATTTCGGGACCAGCGGCGGGCTAGGCCTGATGGGCGAGGCGGGTGCCGAGGCGATCCTGCCGCTTGCCCGCGGCGCGGATGGGCGGCTGGGCGTGGCGGGCGGGGGCGGCGCGGCGCCGGTCCATGTGGTTTTCAACGTGACGACGCCGGATGCGCCATCCTTCCGCAAGTCGGAGGCGCAGGTGACGGGGATGCTGGCGAGGGCCGTGTCGCGGGGGACGCGGTCGCTTTAGGGGGGCGTGAAGCGCGAGAGCATCAATCCTTGCAGGAACATGACCATGCAATCCTTCCACGATGTGCGCTTTCCCACCGGGGTCTCGTTCGGGGCGACGGGGGGGCCGGAGCGGATCAACGAGATCGTGCTTCTGACCTCCGGATTCGAGCAGCGCAACCAGCGGCTGGCCGACTCGCGCCGGCGCTACGATGCCGGCACGGGGGTGCGCACGCTGGACGATCTGCACGCGGTGTTGTCCTTCTTCGAGGCCAGGCGCGGCTCGCTTTTCGCCTTTCGTTTCCGCGATCCGTTCGACTTCAAATCGTGCCGGCCGGGCGAGGTGGTGTCGCCGCTCGACCAGCCGATCGGGACGGGCGACGGGGAGCGGACGGTGTTTCAGCTGGTCAAGCGCCATGGGGAAGGTGCCGACGCCTATGAGCGGCCGATCACCAAGCCGGTGGCCGGCACCGTGCGGGTGGCGGTCGGTGGCGTGGAGATGGCGAGCCCGGCGGACTTTTCGGTCGATCATTTGACGGGCGAGGTGATTTTTGCCCCCGGCGCGGTGCCCGGCGCTGGCGCGGCGGTGACGGCGGGCTTTGCCTTCGACGTGGCCGTGCGCTTCGACATCGACCAGATCGCGGTCAGCCTGGCGGCCTTCGAGGCGGGCCAGATCCCGACCATCCCGCTCAAGGAGGTGAAGGCATGAACGCCATTCCGGACGGGCTGAAGGCGCATCTCGATGGCCGCGTCACCACGCTCTGCCATTGCTGGCGGGTGACAAGAGCCGATGGGAGCCAGCTCGGCTTCACCGATCATGACCGGCCGCTCGCCTTCGCCGGGACGGCATTCGAGCCGCAGGCGGGTTTTGCGCAGAGCGAGGCGGAGCAGGCGCTGGGGCTGGCCGCCGACCGCGTCGACATCGAGGGCGCGCTGGTGTCGGAACACCTGGTGGAAGCCGAGATCGAGGCCGGCGCCTATGACGGGGCGAGGGTCGAGACCTTTCTCGTCAACTGGCGGGCGACCGACGAGCGCATGCTGCTGCGCGAGGCGATGATCGGCACGGTGGCGCTGAAGGACGGGCGTTTCGTGGCCGAGCTCGAAAGCCCGATGCGCCATCTCGACCGGCCGAACGGGCGCTATCTGCGCCGCCACTGCGACGCGGAACTGGGCGACGCACGCTGCGGGGTGGATCTCGGAAAGGCGGCGTTCAAGGGCGCTGGCGAAGTGGCGGCGTTGCGCCCGGACGGTCGCCTGGTGGCGACCGGGCTCGACGGGTTCGCGGAAGGCTGGTTCGCGCAGGGTGTGATGACCTGGACTTCAGGCGTGCTGGCCGGCCGGCAAAGCCGGGTGAGGATCCACGCGCGGGGCCTGTCGGGCGAGGAACTGGGCTTCGAGGACGAGGCGGCGGGGGTGGCGATCGGTGACACATTCGAGATCGTGGCCGGGTGCGACAAGCGTTTTGCCACCTGCCGGGAGAAATTCGCCAATGCGGAGAATTTTCGCGGCTTCCCGCATCTGCCCGGCAATGACGCCGCCTATGGCTATGCCAGCGACGGGCAGGATTTCGATGGCGGGCCGCTGGTGCAATGAGCGACGCACGAACGGCTGAGGCCGTGGTGGCGGCCGCCAAGGGCTGGCTCGGCACGCCCTATCGCCACCAGGCGTCGCGAAAAAGCGTCGGCTGCGACTGCCTCGGTCTGGTGCTGGGCGTGTGGCGTGAGCTTTATGGCGCGGCGCCGGAGACGCCCGGACCCTATGCGCCCGACTGGGCCGGCGGCGGGCCGGGCGACCGGCTGCTGGCGGCGGCGAAGCTTCATTGCCTGGTGAAAACCGGGGCACCGGAGGCGGGCGATCTGGTGCTGTTTCGCTGGAAGCGCAGCCTGCCGGCGCGCCACGCCGGCATCATGGTGGCCCAGGACCGCTTCATCCACGCCTATGAGGGGCATGCGGTGCTGATCTCGGCGCTGGTGCCGCAATGGCGCAGCCGCATCGCGGGCCTGTTCGCCTTTCCGCCACTGCGCAACTGAATTCGGGATCACGACATGGCGACGATACTCCTGCAGGCGGCGGGCGCGTTTCTGGGCGGCTTTCTGGGCCCGGTCGGGGACGCTCGGCAAGGCGGCGGGCGCGCTTGCCGGCTACATGGTCGACCGCGCGCTGGTCGGCTCGACGCAACATTTCGAGGGCCCGCGGCTGCCGGGGCAGCGCCTGTTTTCGGCCGAGGAGGGGGCATCGATCCCTCGCGTCTACGGCACGGCGCGGGTGGCGGGCAACCTGATCTGGGCGACACGCTTCGAGGAGGAGGCGCGGTCCACGCGGCGCGGCTTCAAGGGCGGGCCGCGTACGACGACCTACCACTATTATGCCAATGCCGCCTTCGCGCTCTGCGAAGGCGAGATCGCCGGCGTGCGCCGCATCTGGGTCGACGGGCGCGAGCTGGATCCCGAGACGGTGACCATCCGCATTCACCGGGGCGGGCAAGACCAGCCGGTCGATCCGCTGATCGCTGCCAAGCAGGGCGAGGGCAACGCGCCCGCCTATCGCGGGCTCGCCTATGCGGTCATCGAAAGGATGCCGCTGGACGAGTACGGCAACCGCATCCCGCAGTTCCATTTCGAGGTGATGCGCCCGGTGGGTAGCCTCAACGCCCATGTGCGGTCGGTGGCGCTGATTCCCGGCGCGACGGAATACGGGCTGGCGACGGAGGTGGTGACGCTGACGCCCGCGCCCGGCGAGACGGTGGCGCTCAACCGGCATGCGCTGAGCGGGCCGAGCGACATCGTGGCCGCACTCGACGAGCTGCAGGCGCTGTGCCCGAATCTCGAGGACATTGCGCTGGTGGTTACCTGGTTCGGCGACGATCTGCGCGCCGGCCATTGCCGCATCCGGCCGAAGGTGACCGAAAACGAGATCGGCGAAGTCGCGCGGGACTGGCGGGTCAGCGGCGTCGCGCGGGCGGAGGCCCCAGCCGTGTCGCAGGTCGACGGGACCGCAAGCTATGGCGGGACGCCGGCCGACTTCTCGGTCATTCAGGCGATCGCCGAGATCAAGGCGCGCGGCCTGAGCGTAACGCTGCATCCCTTCATCATGATGGATGTACCGGAAGACAACGGCCTGCCCGACCCTTATGGCGGGGCGGAACAGGCGGCCTATCCCTGGCGCGGGCTTGTGACGTGTCACCCAGGGCCGGAGGACCCAGAGACCGCCGACAAGACTGCTGTCGCCCGCAGCCAGGTCGAGGCGTTCGTGGGCGACGCGGCGGTCGGGGATTTCACGGCCGGGGCCGATACGGTGCATTTCCTGGGCGATGCCGAGGATTGGGGGTTCCGGCGCTTCATCCTGCATCACGCGCATCTGGCGGCGGCGGCCGGCGGGGTCGATGCCTTCCTGATCGGCTCGGAGATGCGCGGGGTCTCGCGGCTGCGCGACGGGGAGGATGCCTTTCCTTTCGTCGAGGAACTGTGCGCGCTGGCCGGCGCGGTGCATGCAGTACTAGGGCCGGCAACACGCATCACCTATGGCGCCGACTGGTCGGAATATTTCGGCCATCAGCCGGCCGACGGCAGCGGCGACGTCTTTTTCCACCTCGATACGTTCTGGGCGCATGAGGAGGTCGCGGCTGTCGCGATCCACAATTACATGCCGCTGTCGGACTGGCGCGACGAGGATTATCGCGGCGGCAATCCGGACGGGTTTGCCGAGTCCTATGACCGGGCCGGGCTGAAGAACCAGATCGCGGGTGGCGAAGGTTTCGACTGGTATTACGCCAGCGCGGCCGATCGCCTGGAGCGGCAGCGCAGCCCGATCGCCGATGGCGGTCACGGCAAGCCCTGGGTGTTCCGATACAAGGATCTGGTCGCCTGGTGGGCGACCGAACATTTCGACCGGCCGGGCGGGGTCGAGGCAGAGACACCGACGGCCTGGATGCCGCGCTCGAAACCGATCTGGTTCACCGAACTGGGATGCCCTGCGGTCGACAAGGGGCCGAACCAGCCGAACGTCTTTCCCGATCCGAAATCCTCGGAGAACGCCGCCCCGCATTTCTCCAGCAAGGGGCGCTCGGACCTCGCGCAGCGGCGTTTCATCGAAGCGCACCAGGCGCATTGGGACCCGGACCACGCGGATTTTGTCCAGAGCGGCAATCCGGTCTCGCCGGTCTATGGGGGACGGATGGTCGATCCTGCCCGCATCACGCTCTGGGCGTGGGATGCACGGCCCTTTCCGGCCTTTCCCGCGCGCGGCGATGTGTGGGCGGATGGCGAGAACTGGCAGCTCGGCCACTGGCTGAACGGCCGCCTGTCGGGCATCGCGGTCTCCGACCTGATCGACGCGATCCTGGCCGATCACGGCCTGCCGGCGGCCGACACCGGTGCGGTCGCCGGCACGCTGACCGGCTATGTCAGCGAAGACCCGACCACGGCGCGCGCCGCGCTGGAGCCGCTAGCCGAACTTTTCGGCCTTGGCGCGCATGAAGAGGGCGGGAAACTCGTCTTCTTTTCCGAGGCGAGGGCGACCGATCGGGTGGAACTGGTCGAACTGGTGGTGGCCGACGGCAGCCCGACCAGGGAGCGCACGAGGACGGCGGATCACGAACTGCCCGGCGAGGTGGAACTCGGCTATCGTGACCTCTTTCTCGACCATCAGAGCGCGGTGGCGCGGGCCGAAAGACTGAACGGGGCAGGGGCCGGACGGGCAGCACTCGCCCTGCCGGCCATCCTGGACGGGGGCCAGGCGCGGGCGCTGCTCGACGACTGGCTGTCGCGCAAATGGGCCGGCAGGGAGACCACCAGCCTCGCGCTGGCGCCCGGCCGGCGCGAAATCGCCCCGGGCGGGCTCATCACCATTGCCGACGACGACCGCGAATACATGGTGACCCGCATCGATGACGGGCTGTCGCGGCAGGTGAGTGCTCGGCGCGTGCGCCGCATTGCGCCTTCGCCCTGGCGACCGGCGACCCCGCCGCCGGGCACCGGAACCGCGATGCTGGCGGCGGTGCCGCATGCGGTCTTTCTCGACCTGCCCATGGGCCCGCAGGAAACGAGCCCCGAGAACCAGTTCCGGGTGGCGGTCCGCGCCAAACCCTGGCGCAGCCAGATCGTGCTCGCCTCGCCCGAGACCACGGGCTTTGCCCCGCGCGCCACGGTGACGGCGCCGGCCATTCTGGGCAGGCTGGCAGCAGCACTTTCGAGCGGCTTCGAGGGACGGCCGGATCGATTTGGGGTCGTCGAGGTGCAACTGTTCGATGGCGAACTGACCAGCGTCTCGCGCGTCCAGATGCTGAACGGCGCCAATGCCGCGGCGATCCGCTCCGTGACCGGCGCCTGGGAGGTGATCCAGTTCCAGACGGCCGAAGAAATCGCGCCGTCGCTGTGGCAGCTGAACGGTCTGCTGCGCGGGCAGCTGGGCACCGGCGATGCGATGGAGGCGGGCGCGGCCGAGGGTGCGGACTTCGTGCTGCTCGGCGAGGCGGTTGGCCCGGCCGGACTGCAATCATCCGAGATGGGGCTGGAGCTCAACTGGCGCGTGGTTCCTTCGGGCGGTGATCTGGACGGCACAGGTGCCTTGCAATCCACGGAGGTCGGCGGCGTGCGCGCGCTGACCCCGCTCGGCCCGGTGCATGCGCGACTGCGCCGCGCGGGCGACGATGCGGTCTTTTCCTGGATCCGGCGCGGGCGCCTCGATGCCGACAATTGGGCCGGCACCGACATTCCGCTCGGCGAAGCGCAGGAGGCCTATCTGGTCTCGGTCGGCCTGCCCGGGTCTGCCCCTGTTCGCGAATGGCAAGTGAGCGAGCCCCGCCTGGCCTATCCGGTGGCGGCGATCGCGACCGACTTCGGCGCCGTTCCAGACGAGATTGAACTGCGCGTGCGCCAGATCAGCCAAGCCGTCGGGCCGGGGCTGCCGGCCGTCAGCCGGTTCATGCTTTCGCATCTGTTCTGAGACAGCCCAAGAAGGAGAAACGACATGGAACAGTCAAAACCCTGGTACAGCTCGCGCACCATCTGGGCATCGCTGGTGACGGTCGCTGCAGCCCTGGCCGCTCTTGCCGGCGTCCCGCTCGCCGAGGACGATCAGGCGATGCTCACCGAAACGATCCTGCAGTCCATTGCGGCGCTGGGCGGCCTCGCCGCGCTGGTCGGCCGCCTGGTGGCGAAAAGCCGGATCGGGTAGGGTTGGCGCGGGCGGACGTGCCCGCCCATATTGTTTGCCGGCCCGGGTTCGATGTATGATCCGGGCCGGGCAGGAACCGTCATGGCCAAGCGAACCTTTTTTGTCAGAGCCGCATGGGAAGAGGAGGCAGGTGCCTTCGTCTCCGAAAGCGACCTCATCGGCCTTCACATCGAGACCGCGACACTCGACGAGTTCGAAGACATCCTGAAGGAGGTCGGGCCGGAACTGATCGTGGCCAATCATCTGACCGCGGCGGAGCTGGGCGAGAAGCCCTATGAGGACCAGATACCGACCATTCTCTGGCAGCGGCCGGCCGAGCCCGTGGTCGCGTGAAGGATGCCGGCTCGACGAAGCGATTGTAGGCTGGGGGTACAGCGGATTTGGAAGGGCGAAGCCTCAACTCGTTCATGTGCTGTTCAGCCGTTTTGGGATAGAAGTCCGACCATGAACACGAACCGTCTCCTTTCCGCTCTCATGGCGCCGCTCCTGCTGGTCGGCTCGGTCCTGCCGTCGCTGGCCAACGTGCCGCGCGTGGAGGGGACCGATGTGCCGGCGCCTTTCGTCAGCGTGTCGGGCGACTGCCGCTCTGCGGGACAGCAGCTTGCTTCGGAGCTGGGCGGCACGTTGCACAGCGCTTCAGCGGAGACACAGAACGGGCAGGCGGTGTGCGTGATCGTGGTGATCGTTCCGCCGGCGTCCTCGGGCGAACATCCCCAGCTCGTCAGGCGCACGGTTCCGCAATAG